GGAGATGCAGTAACAGTAGGAGCCCCAACTCTTAATGCCCATGCAGCAACTAAGGAGTATGTCGATAACCGATCAATGGCTGTTGGCTCAACTGCTCCTTCTTCACCAACTAATGGAACTCAGTGGTTAGACACTGGAACAAACAGAGTTAATTTTTATTACGATGGAATTTGGTATACCCAAGCAACTATCGATGATACAAATAACTTACCACAGCACATTCACGATACCGCAATTGATGGAACTGGTTTCATAGTATCCCAGTTCTATGAAGGTGGATCATTCAACAGCCCCTTGGGTGTAGGTTTGGATGCAGGTGGACCAGACTCGACAGTTTGGACAGTTGTATTCGATGGCGGTAGTGTAGTAGATAACTTCAACTAAAAAATTGATGTTATAATAAGATAAGTTAATGGGCAGCCCCCATAAGGAGAATATATAAATGGCAACAAGAATGCAACAGCGCAGAGGTACTGCAGCACAATGGACGGCTGCAAACCCAATTCTAGCAGCAGGTGAGATCGGTTTTGAAACCGACACAAGTAAGTTTAAGATGGGTAATGGCTCATCTACATGGTCAGCATTACAGTACTTTGCTAATGCATCAGAACTAGCAGCCATCATCGGTGGCGACATGCCAGCACTTCTCAATTCTCTTGATGAGTTGGCACAAGCGATCAATGATGATCCACAATTTTATTTAACAATGGGAACAAACCTAACAAACCACCAAAATGATACAACTATGATTCACGGTATTGTTGACACTGCTCTTCTTGCAACAACAGGAGATGTTAATACAGCAGCAACAGGAGCAGCAGTAGCACTAGCAGCACACGCTTCAGACACAACACTTGTTCATGGTATTGCTGACACAGCACTTCTTGCAACAACAGGAGATGTTGCTACCGCAGCACAAGGTGCTGCAACAGCACTTTCTGCTCACGAAGCAGACATAACAAATGTTCACGGAATTGCAGACACTTCAGTTCTAGCAACTCTTACAAATGTGTCAACTGCCAAGTCAGAGGCAATTGCAGATGCAGCAACGGCTTCATCAACTGCGATTTCAACACATAATTCAGATACAACAAATGTGCATGGAATTGCAGATACTTCTCTTCTAGCAACAACAGGAAATGTATCAACTGCTAAAACAGAAGCAATTACTGCAGCAGGCGAAGCAGCAGATACAGCCCTATCGACACACAATTCAGATACATCAAATGTACATGGAATTAATGATACAACTGTTCTTGTTACACAGCAACAACTTACAGATGCGGTTAACGGAGCAGTTATAGACCAATCAGCACTTGCTGGCGTTGGAATTGACTGGAACTCAGAAGATGAGCAGTTTGATATCGACTCAACAGTAGCAACAAAGACATATGCAGACGATGCAATTACTGATCACAATGCAGAAACACTAAATGTACACGGCATCGCAGACACATCACTTCTTGCAACAACTGCAGATGTGGCAGCAGTTACAAAAACCACTCTAGGTCTTGGAAATGTTGACAATACATCAGATGCTGACAAGCCAGTTTCAACAGCAACTGTAACAGCAATCGCAACAGCAAAGTCTGAAGCAATTGCAGAAGTAACAGCAGTTATTGATGGTGCACCAAACGCACTTAATACCCTTAACGAACTTGCTGCAGCACTTGGCGATGATGCTAACTTTGCTTCAACAGTTACAACATCACTTGCAACAAAGGTAGATTCATACACACCAATTACACAAAAGACAGCATCTTATACTCTATCAACGCTAGATCACAGAGATGATTTAATTGAAATGGGTTCAGCATCAGCACTTACATTAACAATTCCGCTAAATTCATCAATTGCTTACCCAGTAGGAACATCTTTAGATATTCTTCAAACTGGTGCAGGTCAAGTAACGATTGCTGGAGCAGCAGGAGTTACCGTAAATGCAACACCAGGTCTTAAGTTGAGAACTCAGTGGTCATCTGCAACTCTTTTCAAGAGAGCAGAAAACACATGGGTTGTCTACGGCGACTTGACAGCGTAATACAAAATTCAATAAGAAATTAGGAGATACAAATGGCAGCAGGTAAGAAATCAGGTAGAAAGTCCCAAGCGTCAAATGACTTCTTGGAGCCATTAGCACCAACAGGTGTTACAGGAACAAACGTTGGAACAGGAAGAGCCTTCAATAATGGAGCAGTTTCTGTAGCGTTTTCTTTACCAGCACTTTCTCCTGCTGCTACATCTTTTACAGTAACAGCAAGTACTGGACAAACAAAAACTGGAGCATCTTCTCCACTTATTGTTGAAGGTATTGCGTCAGCAGCATCTGTAACATTTACAGTAACAGCAACTAATGCTGCAGGAACTTCCGCAGCATCTGCTGCTTCTGCTGCAGTAACAGTAACAACAGTACCAGCAACTCCTTCAGCACCAACTGCAACAGCAGGAGTAGATGCTGACTCAGTTTCTTGGACAGCACCAGCAAACGGAGGAAGTGCAATTACCTCTTATGTTTGGGCAGCATCAGATGGCAAGACTAACTCAACAGCAGGAACTTCAGTCTCTGTTGGACAAGAAGCAAATACAGCACAGACTTACACTGTTAGAGCAGTAAATGCTAATGGAACATCAGCAACATCACCAGCATCTAACAACGTAACTACTATTGCTCCATTCTTCCCGTTCTTCCCCCCATTTTTCCCCCCATTCTTCCCACCGTTCTTCCCACCGTTCTTCCCGTTCTTCCCATTCTTCCCACCGTTCTTCCCACCATTCTTCCCACCGTTCTTCCCACCATTCTTCCCATTCTTCCCACCGTTCTTCCCACCATTCTTCCCATTCTTCCCACCGTTCTTCCCACCATTCTTCCCGTTCTTCCCACCATTCTTCCCATTCTTCCCGTTCTTCCCATTCTTCCCACCGTTCTTCCCGTTCTTCCCGTTCTTCCCACCATTCTTCCCATTCTTCCCGTTCTTCCCATTCTTCCCACCGTTCTTCCCATTCTTCCCATTCTTCCCACCATTCTTCCCACCAACCTTCACTAGCAGTGGTTGTTCAGGATGTATCAGAAGTTATTGCTGGCAAGCATGCCCTGGTTGCTGCGGTAGTTGTGGGTGTTAATAAATATGTTATACTACACTAAAGGAGATCTAAACTATGTACGCAATAATTGTTAAAGATACTGAAGATACTTATGATGTAATCTCAGCACTTAGAACTACGGAGGAAGTAAGAGCCTCTCTTGATTCTGAGTGGGATAAAGGTCTTCCTGTAGTTGGTATGAACATAACAGACCATAAGGCAACAGCCACAAAGGGTTCAACCTGGAATGGAACATCATTTGACGGAACTGCAAATGAAGGCTTCTTAGCCCTGACTCAAGAAGAAAAAGACTCATATAAGCAGTATGCTTTCTTATGTGGAAACAAGATTATCCACAGAATGAGTATGGACTCTGATAACGAAAAGGCAGAACTTTATGATGCAGCATTTGCTGGAGAAGTGTTCTTGGTAAAATGTGCTTTTGCAGTTAATGGAACAAAGGTTTCATACAATCAAGTAACCAGAGAAATCTCACCAGTTTAATAAAAAATATCTAGACAATTGTTTTGTGATATAATATAATCACAACTAAAACAAAGGAATAGGGAAATAATTTATGACAACTTATGATGAAAATGAGACCCCTTGGTTCACTAAGGATAGATCAGAAACTGCAGTAAACAGATATCCATCAAGAACTATTGAGAATAATATTTTAGTTGAAAACCCAGCATTAGGAATTAACCTATATAGAAACGTATTTTCAAAAGAAGATTCTGAAAGATACATAAACATTCTAGAATCAAATCTTGGCGGAAACGGTAAGTATAAATGGTCAGAAGCAAAAGTAACTAATTCTGATGTCCCAATTAAGAAGGCTAGAGACGCTGTAGACTTTAGGTTTAAGCAAGAAAACTTGGGACCAAGAGATGAACACAACTCTGAACTTATTGATCTTCATGAAGAAATTTATCAAAAGTTAAAGTTATGTGTTGATGATTATGCTAGATATTGGGGCATCAATGTTGTGTATTATGAAGCCTTTAACTTTGTAAAGTATGAAGGAGAAGGAACCCACTTTAATATTCATGCAGACCACGGTCCAATGTACAACTGTACGGTATCGGCTGTTGTATATATAAACGAAGACTACGAAGGTGGAGAAATTAGGTTTCCAAGAATGGACAACTACACTCATAGTCCAAAAATAGGAGACATTGTTCTTTGCCCATCAAACTATATCTATGAGCATGCTTCATTGCCTATGAAAGAGGGAACAAAGTATTGTGTTGTCGTAATGACAGACATTAATGAACTAGGACACAAGTAGTGTCTTTAGTCGCTAAGTTCAGATCTTTCAGACCCTGGTTAGATAAAGATAATATTTCTACGCCAGTACCAACACAAAAAGAAATGCCAGACTGGTATAAGGATGCAGATAGATTTGCAAAAATGCCAAGTGGTGAATACTATAAAGCACCAAAAGAGGTCTGTCCATTTCCCAAAGAAGGCACAACAGATGATTATGGAAAGATCCCTACATGGAAAGCGTGTCCTGCAATCATGGATGCGTTTGCAACTGGATATGTTTTTAAAACTCCATGCGATTTAAAGTTTGCTAAAAATTCTCAGGGTATTATAAATGTTACAATTGATGACCCTAAGTATAAAGACTTCTGTACACAAAGACCACCAATGCCACAGTTTGAACACCCTAAAGGATACTACCAGTACCACTTTGCGTGGAGTTCTCCATGGGGCCTAGAGTTGCCAGAAGGCTATAGCGCATTATTTATGACACCAATGAATAGGTTTGATCTTCCGTTTATGAACACAACTGGAGTTGTAGATTCTGACAAGGTACATCTTCTTGGAAGTTTTCCATTTTTTATAGCAGAAGGCTGGGAAGGAACGCTCCCTGCTGGAACCCCATACATGCAGGTACTACCATTTAAAAGAGAAAACTGGGAACACGAAATAGAAATTTTAGGGCAGTCTGAGATATATGGTAAAATGGTAGATAACGCAAAATTCTATCGGCAACCTGATGGAGGAGTGTACATTAAAAAAGTTTGGTCCCGCAGAGAATACAAATAAGGAGAATACAATGCAGACATGGACAGAAAAAGAAGATCTTGGCAATGGAATTATTTGCTATAGAGGCGTAATTAAGAAAGAGTTTGATGTGATAAACAGACTTGAAGCCAATCTAGGATCAGTTGCTGGATATGGAGAGTTGTCAGCAGAAGGAAAAAGATATCACTGGATGCCAGCATATGTAGGATATCAGCAACTTATGCCAGACTATAGAGACTGCGTTGACTTTAAGTTTAAGAAAACAGATATAGAATTAGACAAAAGCCAAGACTCATTAAATCTTCAGGAACTGTGGCAAGATGTCTATGATGCACAGTTTGCAGCAGTAGAAGATTACAGAAGAGATTACAACATCATGCCACTTAAGTATTGGGAGGCATTTAATTTTATTAAGTATGGCCCAGGACAACACTTTAAAGAGCATCATGATCATGGATATTCTTATAACTGCACTCTTTCTTTAGTTGCATATGTAAATGATGATTATGATGGTGGAGAGTTGTTCTTTAGATTGCAGGGCTTAAACATTAAGCCAAAGGCTGGAGATCTTTATATCTTCCCGTCTAACTTTATGTATCCTCATCAGGCAATGCCAGTGCACTCTGGAACAAAGTATTCAATTGTAACTATGTTAGATTACAGCAAAAAGTATCATACACCAGACATGTATGATTCAAAATGGGATCAAGAGTAATGCTAAATATTTCAGTAGAAAAAATGCAAGGGAGTAACTTTGAGATTAGCCCAATGTCAATCAAAAGAGAATGGATGGATGCAACATCAGAAAACCACGCATACAGATGTTTTCCAGTAACACAGGCAAACGTCGTTGGATGGAACCTTTCTTGCACAGAAGATATTGAATTTGAATGGGATGGAATAACTGACCAAACAGATCAGCATATAAAAATATTTAGTCCAACAAGTTCTTATGCTGGAAGAGGTCAGGCTTCTATAAGTTTAAACACTAGTTTGGTTTTTAAAACAGATCCAGACATCAGCATTTGGACAATTAATCCAGTAAACTATTTCAGCGAAGACTTTGAGACTATGTCTAATTTGATCAGTACATCTTTTTATCCTAATCCACTCCCACTAGCCATTAAAGCACGAAAAGCAAATCAAAGAGTGGTTATAAAAGCAGGAACTCCAATAGCAACTGTTATTCCTATATCTCTAACAAGTTTAAATAACACAGTCATAGAACTTGTTAAATATAGAGATGAGGACAGGTCAAAAGAAAAAGCAAACATATCCTACGGAGAAGCAGCACAAGAAGTCAATAAGTCTGGGAAATGGACAGATTGGTATAGAGATGCTGTTAATGAAAAGGGAGAAAGTCTGGGTTCTCACGAAGTAAAAGCCTTAAAACTTTCAGTTAAAGATAACACGAATGGTGATACAATATGAACATGGATGAATATAAGGTAGTACAAAGAAAACCATCAATGACACCGTCAGGCTGGTTTGGTAATAGCAAAGATATGATTGTTGAGTTAGAAAATTTTATGACTCAAGAAGAAATAGAGTTTCTAGAAAAGGCTGCAAAGTCATTAACAATTTGGGATGTTACTGAAAGCCATGTTAATGAAAATGGAACTGTTGTATATGAAGCAAGTTATTGGAAAGACAGAGTTGCTACTAGTCCTACATTAGATAAAAACGATCCAGCAATTGCTCCTGTTATTGCAGGGCTGTTTGAAAGACTAAAGCCAATCGTTGAGGACTTTTACAAAGTAAAGGTTATCCCTACTGGCACAACTATTGTTAGATGGCTTCCAGGGCAACTTCAAAGACCACATGCAGATAAAGAACTGCACGAAGGCCCAGACGCAGGACTTCCAAATGACTTTCCAAACTACGATCTTTCCAGTCTTTTTTATTTAAACGAAGACTATGAAGGTGGAGAGTTATACTTCCCACTGCAAGGGGTTCAGTTTAAACCAAAGAAAGGTGCAGCATATTTTTTCCCAG